ATTGTCCCACTTGAGCCCAATTGGGCCTGCATCTTACTTCACAGTTCGCGCGCGGTAGTAGCCTCCGCAGCGCGATGACAGACTCCACCCAGGCCCCGAGCAAAACTCCAAGCCAGCCCGCTGCCCCGGAACCCGCCGCTGCTGCGACGGGAGGGACGTCCGCCACCGCTGCGAAGACGACTGAGACTCCGCCGGCCGCTGCACCCGCAGCCGCCGCACCTGCCAAAACCGATCCACCCGCTGCGACACCTGCAGCGACTCCGCCGGCCGAGGACTCACCGCCCGCTGCCGCCGCGACGCCGCCCGCAGAGCCTGCGCAGCCACCTGCTGCACCTGCCACTCCGGTCATTCCGGAGACGTACGAGATCAAGGCCCCCGAGGGCATGACCGTCGACCCGCAGGTCGTCACCTCGATGAGCCCTGCTTTCAAGGAAGCGAAGCTCACCCAGGACCAGGTGAACACGGTGGCCGCGGCCTTCATGCAGTTCCAGAAGGGCATGCCCGAGCGACTGCTCGCGCGCGACCTCGAGGTGACGATGAAGGACCCGGAGATCGGTGGCCTCAACTGGGGCCGCACGCAGGGGTTCGTGAATCAGGCGCTTGGCGCCTTCACCGACGTGGGGTTCCGGAAGTTCCTGCAGCAGGCGGGCATAGCGAACCGGTTGGAGTTTGTGCGCGTGTTCGAGCGCATCGGGCGGGCGATGTCGGGCGATGTCCCGGCGCGCGGCGCCCCTGATGCGGTCGGCGAAACCACGCGAGCCCAGCGGATTTACGGGCGCGGCAAAGCCTCAAACTAACCGGAGTCTCTCATGGCCACTATCGGCGGCACAGTCTTCACCCTCACCGACTTCGCGCAGCGCCTCGATCCCGATGGCTCGATCCCGGACATCGCGGAGCTCCTGAACGAGAAGAACGAGGTTCTCTCGGACATGCTGTGGGTGGAGGGCAACCTCCCCACCGGTATGCGCACCACGCAGCGCGCCGGCCTGCCGAACGTGTTCTTCCGGCAGCTCAACACCGGCGTCACGCCGTCCAAGAGCGTCGTGGGCCAGGTCGACGACACCTGCGCCATCCTCGAGGGCTGGAGCGTCATCGACGAGAAGCTCGCCCAGCTGAACGGGAACGTCGAGGAGCTGCGCCTCTCGGAGGCGAAGCCCTTCCTCGAGGCGATGAACCAGCAGTTCGTGCAGACGCTCTTCTACGGCAACACCGCCGTGAATCCGGAGCGCTTCCTCGGCTTCTCGCCGCGCTACGGCGCCATCTCCGGCGCCACCAACGCGCAGAACATCCTCTCGGGCGGCGGTGGCGGCGGCACGAACGGCTCGATCTGGCTGCTCGGCTGGAACGAGGACACCGTCTGCGGAATCTTCCCGAAGGGGACGAAGGCGGGCCTGACGCACGAGGACTACGGCCTGCAGACGGTGCAGACGGCCTCGGCGGGCTCTGCGGTCGGCATGACGTCCGGCTTCATGCGCGCCTATCAGGACCGGTTCGTGTGGGAGCCGGGCCTGGCGCTGCGCGACTGGCGCTATGCGGTGCGCATCGCGAACCTCTCGATCACCGCGCTGACCACGAACACATCGCCGCCCAACCTGGTGACGCTGATGTCGCGCGGCCTCGACCGCATCCCAAGCCTCAAGGGCTGCAACCCGGTCTGGTACATGAACCGGACCATCTACTCGTTCCTGCGCCTGCAGGGCCTCACGAACTCAGCGAACGCGGTGACCGTGCAGCCGGCGCTGAACCAGTTCGAGAACGGCTACGAGGGGGTGCCGATCCGGCGCGTCGACCAGCTGCTGAACACCGAAACGGCGATCAGCTAACCCCGGCAACCACAGGAGCACGCAACCATGGCAGCCGGCGGTCTCGTCTACACGGCATCCTTCCAGAACGTCTCGGTGACCAACGTCGCCCAGAACCTCTGGGAGATCATCGCAGCGGCCGGTGTGTCGCTGCTGATCCACTCGATCCGCATCGCGTTCACGCCGACCATCGTGTCGGGCGTCGCCCAGGACGTGCGCGCGCAGATCGCGATCCAGACCATCACCTCGACTGGTACCGGCGGCGTCGCCGTCACACCCTCCGCAGTGAACCGGCGCAACACCGTCGCAGCGGTAACGACCTTCAACCGCACCGTGACCACCCCGGGCACGCTCGGCGTCGTGATGGACGCTGAGATCCCGTCGATCATCGTGCCGTTCGAACGCGTCTACACCTCCGACCAGCGCATCCCGATCTCGGGTGGCGCACGCCTGGCGGTGAACCTCGCCGCGGGCCTGGGTGGCACTGTCGTCACCTCGTCCGAGATTTACTTCGAGGAGATCTAGTCCGCCACGCGCCCAGGACAAAGCGGAGGTCACAGGACCGGCCCGCAGGGCACCGTAAGGAGCAGCGATCATGTTCATCGACAACGAAAACCAGTTCACCACCGGTGGCACGTCAGGGCAGTCGCTGTCCTCGGGCTTCAACATCGGCACGACCGCGCTCGGTAACGTGATCGATTCTGGCCCCTTGGGTGGCCAGAACACGCCGAACACCAACCTCGGCCGCGACTGGGGCGTGGGCTATCCGGCCTGGCTGTACTTCCTGTGGGTTGCCACCATCGTGCCGACGACCGGCACGCTCGACATCCAGCTGGTGAGCTCGGCCGCCGCGGCGCTGACCTCGCCGAACGTGATGCTGGATCTCACCGGCGGCGCGCTCGCCGGCACCTCGAGCAAGTTCGTGGCCGGCTTCGCGTTCCGCTTTGCCATGCCGCGCGCCGGTATCGGCGGCACCACGGGCTGGTTGCGCTTCCTCGGCATCAACATGATCGTGGCCACGTCGAACCTCACTGGCGGCACGGTCAACGCGTTCCTGTCGCGCGACATCCAGGACAACCTGCTGTACGCGGCCGGCTTCACGGTGGCGTGATGCTGGTCCGTCTGAAGGCTGCGGCTACGGTCCTGCTGCCGAACATCGGTGAGCACTGGTGTCCGGCCGGGTCTGAGGTCGAGATCCCGGACGACCACTTCGACGAGGCTCTGCACGAGGAGGTGGTCGCACCCCCGCCACCTCCCGTGCCGGAGCCGGCAGCAGAAGTCGAGTCGCCAGCAGCGGAATCGCCTGCGGATGCGCCGGCAGAGGAGAACCAATCGTGAAGGTCGTCGCCACGCAGAACGGCTTCTACAACCAGATCTTCCGCGAGCCCGGCGAAGTGTTCGAGCTCCTGATGCACGAGGACGGCTCGATGCCGCGCGCGCGTAAGTGGGTGCCGAAGCTGGATGCGAACCGCAAGGAGATCCCCGACGAGGGCACCTGGGTCGACATCAAGGACAAGAAAGGCCAGCCCATCCACGAGCACTTCGCCGAGGACAAGGGCAACGTCCAGATCACGACCGGCCCGAAGAAGGGCGAGGTCATGCACGTTGGCTGGATGCGGACCGTCCCGGACAAGACGCCGGTCGGTATGTACCCCGCGGACACCGACTTCTGGAGCGGCGCGCAGCTGCCGCAGTGCTGGGTCCGCAACATCGGCATCCAGGACCCGCGCAAGCAGACGCTGATCGCGCACCACGCCCCGAAGGCCGCGGACCCCGACGAAGCCGCGGCGTAGCGCATGCAGCACATCCGCGGGGTCAATGGCCCGATCCTGGGGAAGTTCAGGATCGCGGCCGTCTCCGGTCTCACGACCGGCATGGGCGCGGGCGCCTGCATCTTCTCGGCCCGCTTCGCCCCCGCGGCCACCACCTTCATCCGCGCGGTGATCACGGACCTGCGGCTCAAGGCCCAGATCATCACGCCCTTCACCAACGCGCAGGAGATCTCCTGCCAGGCCTCGATCGCGCGCTCGTTCACCGCGTCCGACACGGGAGGCACCTCGGTCCTGCCGTCGGGCCTGAACCAGATGGTCTCGTCGGTCTCGGACTCGACGTACACCACGGCCTTCACCGACATGCGCGTCGCCAGCGCGGCCGCCGTGACGGCGGGAACACGCACGGTCGATGCGAATCCGGTGCTGTACCTGCCCGGCGCGCAGCTCCTGGCCGCCGCGGGCGCTGCGATGTCCTACACCGAGACCGACCTCACCAACAGCGGCGACCAGCGCTTCGGCATCAACCTGCAGGGCCAGACGGGCGGCACCGCGGCGAACGCTGAGGGCATCGTCGTAACGGTCCCGGTCGCCCAGGGCGCCGCTGGCACCGTGCGCTACGCCGTCGAGATGGAGTGGGTCGAGTACGCGACGAACTCCGCGG